TCTGACCATTGAAATGGCAGACAACAATACCTTTACTGGCTGGGATTATGCTGGCGAATTTTCAAAAGCCCCAGGTACATCAGGTTATGCTGATACGGCAGATGCAGTAGACGACGAACTACACATTATTGTTGTCGATACTCGCGGCGTTTTCAGTGGCGTAAAAGGTACTATTCTAGAAAAGTTTGCTTTCGTTTCTAAGGCATCAGATGCTAAGAATTCAGACGGCTCTTCTAACTACTACAAGAACGTTCTGAATGCTCAGTCAAAGTATGTTTGGTGGCTAGACCATCCAGCAGATGGTGACAACTGGGGTTCTGTAGCAAGCGGCGTAGTAGATGGTCAATTCGACAATCTTAACACTCGCGTTGTAAACACTCTTGCAGGCGGCACCGATGGCGATGAAGCACCAGTTGCTGGTGATATCACAGCTGGTTATGCTCTATTCAAAAATAAAGAACTTTATGACGTATCTCTGATCATCACTGGTGGTCATGGCGCAGTTGTTCAACAATATTGCATTGACGATATTGCTCTAGACCGCCTAGACTGTGTAGTGTTCCTTTCACCAAGTCTCGCAACGGTTCTAAACAATTCAAATGAAGCAGCCGCAGATGTTGTTGCATACAGAACAACCACAGTAAATCGTGACACATCTTATGCTGTCATGGATTCTGGCTGGAAAGTTCAATATGACCGCTACAATGATGCATACGTTAACATTCCTCTGAACCCAGATACAGCTGGTCTTTGCGCCCGCACTGACAGAACGAATGATGCATGGTGGTCACCTGCTGGTCTGAACCGTGGTCAAATTAAGAATATTGTAAAACTTCTTTGGTCGCCAAATCAAGCCGAGCGTGACGAATTGTATAAGAATGCAGTTAATCCTGTTGTTACCTTCCCAGGTCAAGGCACTGTTCTTTATGGTGATAAGACCCTTCGTTCTAAGCCATCTGCATTCGACCGCATCAATGTTCGTCGTCTGTTTATCGTGCTTGAGAAGGCAATTGCAACCGCTGCTAAGTATCAACTGTTCGAATTCAACGATGTATTCACTCGTTCGCAGTTCCGTTCGCTAGTCGAACCATTCCTGCGTGACGTTCGTGGTCGTCGCGGCATCTATGACTTCCGCGTTGTTTGCGATGAAACAAACAACACCGGGGAAGTAATCGACCGTAATGAATTCGTTGCTGATATCTACATCAAGCCAGCGAAGTCGATCAACTTCATTTACCTAAACTTCATCGCGACCCGCACAAGCGTTTCGTTCGAAGAAGTTGGTGCCTAATAACCCGAATAAATAAAATTATAGGAGAAATCTAATATGGATATTTCAGCATTTAAGGGGTTACTAGGGGCTGGTGGTGCAAGACCAAACCAATTCAGAGTAACACTAAACACACCAGCAGGTGGTGGTGCCCTAGACCAGAAGTCTCTTCTGGTCACAGGTGCAGCAATGCCAGCATCAAACGTTAATCCAACAATCGTCCAATATCGTGGTCGTGAAGTCAAACTAGCTGGCGAACGTATCTTCGATCCGTGGACAGTTACGATTGTTAACGATTCCGAATTTTCACTCCATGCACCACTTATGCAGTGGATGAATTCGATTAATAACGTTAATGACAATACCGGCGCTATTACTCCAAATGAGTATTATGCTCAGTTGGAAGTTGAACATCTTGATCGTAACGATTTCACAATCGCCAAGTATGTTCTTAGAGATGCTTTCCCAATTAACATTTCGGAAATCGCTCTAAACTACGGACAAAACGATGTGATTGAAGAATTCAGCGTTACGTTCCAATATCAAGATTACGTCTACACTTCAAACAGCGGTTCTGTAGGGGCCGCTTAATTGAAAGACTTTTAAATAATGGAAATTTTTGGTTATAAAATTGAGAGATCCAAGGCGCCACAGACAGAGAAATCGTTTGTGGCGCCAACGGACGATGGTGGCGTAGAAACTATCAGAGCCGGTGGCTATTATGGCACATACATCGATATCGATGGCACCGCAAATAATGAAGTAGAATTGATTCGTAAGTATCGTGAAATCGCAATGATGGCAGATATTGATACTGCTATCGATGATATTGTAAACGATTCTATTGCAAACTTAGATGACGAAGCACCAGTAAAGATTGATCTGGATGACGTTGAACTTTCACAGAATATCAAGAAATTAGTTCAGGAAGAATTCCAAACTATTCTTAATATGCTTGATTTTAATCTAAGAGCGCAAGATTACTTTAGACATTGGTATATCGACGGAAGACTATTCTTTCACAAGGTTGTTGATACTGCAAATCTAAAGAAGGGTCTAGCTGATATACGCTATATCGACCCAAGAAAAATTAAGAAGATGAGAGAGATCCTAAAAGAAAAGGATCCAAAAACTGGCGTAGAGTTTATTAAAGAAATCAAAGAATACTTTGTCTATAATGACAGAGGTCTTGTTCCTAATAAAACCTTTACACCAGCTGCTTCACTCTCTTCTACTGCTGGTGCAACAATGCGCATCGAAAAGGATTCTATCTGCTTTGTTCCTTCTGGCTTGAAGGACATGGACAGAAACATGCCGCTTTCTTATTTGCACAAGGCTATTCGCCCGGCAAATCAGTTGCGTATGATGGAAAATGCCGCAGTCATCTATCGTATCACTAGAGCGCCAGAGCGCCGGGTATTCTATGTTGACGTTGGTAATCTTCCAAAGATTAAAGCCGAACAGTATCTCAAGGGTATTATGAACCAGTATCGTAACAAGGTTGTTTACGATTCAAACACTGGTGAAATCCGCGACGATAAAAAGTTTATGTCAATGCTTGAAGATTTCTGGTTGCCGCGCCGCGAAGGTGGTAGAGGCACACAGATTGAAACTCTACCAGGTGGTCAGGGTCTAGGCGAAATGGGAGACATTGAATACTTCCAGCGCAAACTATATCAAGCGTTGAACGTTCCTATGTCAAGACTAGAACAACAGACTGGTCTAAACTTTGGTCGCGCCGCAGAAATTAATAGAGACGAATGGAAATTTACCAAGTTCATTTCTAAACTGCGCCGCCGTTTCACACTTCTATTTGATGATCTACTAAAGACACAACTTATTCTCAAGGGCGTCATTACAGAGGCCGACTGGGAAAAGATGAAGTATGACATTAGATATGTTTTTGCAACCGATGCATTCTATACAGAATCCAAGGAACAGCAAATCCTACAGTCAAGAGTTGAAATCTTGCAGGGTGTTGCACCGTTTATTGGCACAATGTATAGTAAAGAATATGTTCAAGAGAACATTCTTAAATTGTCGGATGACGAGATTAAAGAGATTAAAAAGCAAAATGATGCAAGTCCTCCTGAAGTTTCGCCGCCCGACTATTCACCACTAGAAGGCGAACCGCCAGCGGCGATTCAACAGCAAAACCAAGGACAAGATGATGGACAACAGTAACATTAGTGACTTAATAAATAACATTGAAAACGGCACTTTTGCAGATGCCGAGCAAGTTTTTAATGATATTATGGATCTTAAAGCAGGCGAACATCTAGATAACATGCGACAAGATATGGCAAATAGTGTGTTTAACGATACGCCAGATGAAGAAGATTTCGACCACTACGAAATCACCGATGAGAATGACCACGGCGACCAGGAAGAGATAGAGGGAACAGATGAAGACCTATAAGCAACTTCAAGAGCGCATCAACATGGCGAAAGCCAAGATGGGTGATGTTATCAAGGACTTCCAGGATTCGGATGCTCCTCAATTCAAGGGCAAGTCGGCTGAAAAGCGCCGCCAGATGGCTATTGCTGCTAAGTTGTCAAACGAAGAAGTCGAACAGACCGACGAAGAGCTAAAGGGCGACCAACATAAGATTGACGCCAACAAGAATGGTAAGGTTGATGGACACGATTTTAAACTTCTTCGCTCTAAGAAGAAAGTTGAAGAGTCTTCTGATCTAAAACCATTCATCGTGGTTCACGCCAAGCATGGTAAATTTGAAACCCATGCAGGTTCTACATATGAAGCTGCTAAGAATGCCGCAGCACATTGGAAAACTAAAAAGGGTACTGCTGGCATGGATGTGCATCGTGCGGATATCACGCACTCAACACAACACGTCGGCTAAAAGCAAAGGGAATAGCAAATGGCAGCTACTGTTTCTGTCTTAAAATTAACACAAGTTCACGGGGTAGTAAAAGTCCGCGGCACTGGCGCTGGCACTATTGCTCTTGCTACAACCCTAAAGAAGTCAACTGAATCTGTTAGCACACCTAACGTTCATATTAAGTCAATCTATTATTCACTAGCAAGCGGTGCCTCTGCAACAATTGTTAGAAATAGCCAGACACTGTGGACATTAAACGATCAAGGTTCTGGATGGCTGGACTTTGCTGGGTGGTCAGACAATGAAGAAAGCACTTCCAATATTGTTGTTACATTCACTGGCGGTGATGGCACGGTAGTTTTAGAACTTACTAAGGTAGCTGGCTATGGTCCGCAGCAACATCAAGACGCAGACGGGGATCTAGGCTAATGAAACTTATCACAGAAGTAAACGAACAAGTTCGTTACATCACAGAAGAAAAGAATGGTAAAAAAGCACTCTATATCGAGGGCGTTTTTCTGCAATCAAATTTAAAGAACCGTAATGGTCGTATGTATCCTGCTGAAATCATGGAGAAAGAAATTTCTCGTTACATGAAAGAAGCGGTTGATAACAACAGAGCATTCGGCGAACTAGGACACCCAGATGGTCCATCGATCAATCTGGATCGTGTATCGCATATCATCACAGAACTTCGCCGCGATGGTGACAACTGGGTAGGTAAAGCGAAACTCACTGAAACACCAATGGGCAATATCGCTCGTGGTCTAATTGAGTCTGGTGGTCAACTTGGCGTTTCGTCAAGAGGCCTCGGTACTTTGAAGGAAAACAGAGACGGTGTTCAAGTTGTGCAAGATGACTTCCATCTAGCAACAGCGGCTGATATCGTAGCTGACCCCTCAGCACCAGATGCTTTCGTTCGTGGCATCATGGAAAATAAAGAATGGGTAGTTGTGAATGGTGTTTGGACCGAACAGCATTGCGATATGTCCAAAAAGTATATTAAGAAAGCAAGTAAGAAACAACTCGAAGAAGCAAAACTGCATGTCTTTGAACGTTTCTTGCGCCATCTTTCTTCAAAGTAATATTTTTATAAATAAAATATAAAAATCCATTTAGGAGACGCAAATGAGTGTAGAAAACAAAATCAGAGAGTTGCTGACTAAGAAGCAACTATCCGAAGAAGTTCTAGACGAAAAGGTTGCTGGAGACACAACCAACCCTAAGCAGGGTTCGTCAGAAGATGCTTCGCCTGAGGGCGAAATGGGTGCATCGAAGGGCAAAGATACTTCGATTCCAGGTAAGGTAGCGGGCGATCAAACTCAGCCTCGTCAAGGTTCATCGCAAGATGCAACAATTTCAGGCGAACGTGACGACGATACAGCAAATCCAGGTGCAAAAGAATCATCATCTCTCAAGGTTGATGATCTAATGTCACATACTGGTACTGTTGGTGCTGCACCTAATTTCGTAACCCACAGCGATCCTGCTTCTGTAGTTAACCAACCTTCATCGAAGGGCAATGTAGCTCAGGAAGAAACAGAGGAAGATGGCGAAATGATCGAAGAAGATTTCACCGCTGATCTAGCAACACTGTTCGATGGTAACGAAGAGCTATCAGAAGAATTTCGTGGCAAGGCTTCGTCGTTGTTTGAAGCGATGGTAACTGCCCGCGTAGCCAATCAAGTTCAAAGCATCGAAGAAAGCCTAATTTCAGAAGCGGCTGAATTGATGGAAGAATTTAAGGCTGACTTGACTGAGAAGGTCGATTCATATCTTAGCTATGTAATTGAAAAGTGGGTTGAAGACAACCAACTGGCTGTCGATAATGGTCTCCGCAATGATATTGCAGAGTCGTTCATCAATGGCATGAAGAACCTATTCGCAGAACATTATATCGATGTTCCCGAAGAGAAATATGATGTGCTTGGTGAAATGCAAGGCCAGATCGAAGAACTTTCGGCTAAGCTGGACGAGCAAATTGCTGCAAATGTAGAACTGCACAATAACAATGTAGAACTAATGAAAGAAGGCGTTTTCGCCGTTGTTGCTGAGGACCTTGCTAAGACCGATGCAGAGAAGTTCAAGTCATTGGTGGCTGATGTAGAATTCGAGAATGCAGGCATTTTTGAAGAAAAGTTAAACGTTATCAAGGAAAATTATTTCCCAGCTTCTAAGTCTACCATTGTGGAAGACAAGCTAGAAGACGAAGGCGTTGAACTAGTAGACGAATCGACAGTCAATAAGTATGTTGAAGCACTCAACAAAATGGCTCAAAAGTAATTTTTTATAAATAAAAGATATTGAAACTCAAGGAGAAAACTAAATGTTTCTTTCAGAATCACTACAAAAGAAGTGGGAACCAGTTCTAAATCATGAAGGTCTCGGCGCAATTGCTGACCCTTACAAGCGTTCGGTTACCGCAGTCGTTCTCGAAAACCAAGAAAAAGCACTACGCGAAGAAAAGGCTGCCCTTTTCGAAGACGCACCAGCAAATAACATTGCCGGTTCGGGTGCAGCAAACATCGACCGTTATGACCCAATCCTCATCTCGCTCGTTCGCCGCGCTCTTCCAAACCTGATGGCTTATGATGTTGCTGGCGTTCAGCCAATGACAGGTCCAACAGGCTTGATCTTCGCTATGAAGTCGCGCTATAGCACACAAGATGGTGCAGAAGCTCTCTTCAACGAAGCAGATACCGATTTCTCGGGTGACGCAAACGGCGCATCACACGACGGTTCGAACCCAGTTGATGGTACTTACACAACTGGTGTTGCAATGCCAACATCAACCGCAGAAGCTCTTGGCACTGACAACGGTGAATCGTTCGGCGAAATGGCATTCTCAATCGAGAAGACAACTGTTACTGCTAAGACACGCGCTCTAAAGGCAGAATACACAGTTGAACTTGCACAGGATCTCAAGGCTATTCACGGTCTTGATGCTGAATCAGAACTCAGCAACATCCTTTCGCAAGAAATTCTTGCTGAAATCAACCGCGAAGTTATTCGCACAATCTACAAGGTAGCTAAGACAGGTTCGGCTTCGACCGCAACTGCTGGTACTTTCGACCTTGACGTTGACTCAAACGGTCGTTGGAGCGTAGAACGCTTCAAGGGTCTTCTGTTCAACATTGAACGTGACGCTAACGTAATCGCTCAAGATACCCGCCGTGGTAAGGGTAACTTCATCATCTGTTCGTCGGACGTTGCCGCTGCTCTTGCAATGGCAGGTGTTCTTGACACAGGCCGCGCTCTACAGGGTTCGCCTGACCTGAACGTTGATGACACTGGCAACACATTTGCTGGTACTCTAAACGGTCGTTATAAGGTTTATGTTGATCCTTACTCAGCCAACACCGGCGCTGCTAGCCAGTTCTACGTTGTTGGTTATAAGGGTGCCAACGCTTATGACGCTGGTCTCTTCTACTGCCCATACGTTCCACTACAAATGGTTCGTGCTATCGATCCTAACAGCTTCCAGCCAAAGATTGGCTTCAAGACACGTTACGGCATGATTGCTAACCCATTCGTAACACAGTCGAACGGCACAACTGACGGTGATACATTCACTGCCAACCGCAACCAATACTATCGTCGCGTTAAGGTTACTAACCTTATGTAATCGATACCTTCCCATTAGAGGAAGGGTTGCAAGAAACTGGGGGGAGCAGAAATGCTCTCCCCTTTTTCGTTATAAATATTGCATAAGGAGACACTCATGGTATTAAAAACAGAATTAGGAGTGACAGAAGCTAACTGGGTAAATCAACAACCCAGCGATCTTGATTATCTAAAGCCTAATGGTTTCAAGTTTCAAATTCACAATCTACCCAATGTGTCATACTTTTGTCAGGCAGCAAACATACCTGCAATTCAAATTGGCTCACCTTCATTGGAAACGCCACTGTCAAGAATACCTGTTCCTGGCGATAAACTAGGATACGGTGATTTGGTAATAAGATTTCTCGTTCAAGAAAATATGAGAAACTATATCGAACTCTATAACTGGCTGATTGGACTAGGGTTTCCAAACAATCATGACGAATATAGAAGATGGAATGATTCTCAGAGATATAGATTTCCAGCGGTACCAGAAAAAAGATTGGGCGACTTAGGAAATTTCTCAGATGCAGATTTCTTCATTCTAGATTCCGACAATAATCCTAATGTCAAGATTACATATTATGACGTATTTCCTATAAGTCTAGAAGGTCTTGACTTTGATATTAGCACAGGTCGTGCCGATTTCTTACAGGGTATTGCAGCATTTAAATATAGACATTACGACATTACGGTTCTATAATATTATTTTTAATTGAGGTTATTATGAAATTATCAGAAGTCCAAGAAATGTGGACAAGTGACTCTAAGATTGATGAATTAAATCTGGGTCGAGAGTCCACAAAAACACCAGAACTTCACGCTAAGTATCTAAACATTTTATCCAATACTAAACTGCAATTGCGAAAAGCAGAAGCAGATTATTATCGTATGCGCAGAGATAAAGCAAAATACTTGCGCGGTGAGATGAGCCATGATGAGTTACAAGAACGTGGCTGGGACCAGTATCAAGGTCTAAAGCCATTGAAGCATGATATGGAAGATCGTATCAATTGCGATGAAGATATCATTCGGTCAATGGACAAGGTAGAATATGTCAAAGCCATGCTCTATCAATTAGAGCAAATTATACGCTCACTAAATAGTAGAACATGGGACATTAAGAATGCCATTGAGTGGACTAAATTTACAAACGGGTTGATGTGAGTGATCTAAAAGTTTCCAAGAAAAATGAAGTGCATCTGACGGTCGATTGTGACCCAGGAATTGCACAAGAACTAAATGATTACTTCACCTTTGAAGTCCCGGGCGCACGTTTCATGCCAACGTATCGCGCTAAACTTTGGGACGGCAAAGCAAGACTGTTCAATATCTGGACAAAAGAACTCTACGTTGGCCTTTTACCTTATCTCAGAGAGTTTGCAGAAAGACTTGACTATTCAGTAGACGTTGATATAGAAAGAATTGGTGACCCAGTAACTATAGAGGATGTGCAGAAGTTCGCGGAATCGTTGAACTTGCATAGTCAAGATAAACCAATTGAGACTAGAGACTACCAGCTAGAGGCAGTCAAGTATGCTATTCGCATCGGCCGCACGTTGCTACTATCGCCCACCGCATCTGGTAAGTCTCTCATCATCTATCTGCTAATGCGTTACCATCAACAGTTTGGTCGCAAACAACTTATCATTGTTCCTACCACTTCACTTGTTGAACAGATGTATAAGGACTTTCAAGACTACGCATCACACACGGAATGGTATGCATCTCAGAATTGTGCCAGAATTTATGCTGGGCATGAGAAAACAAATGAAGCGCAGATTGTAATTTCCACTTGGCAGTCTATCTACAAACTACCGAAAAAATTCTTTGATGAGTTTGATGTTATCTATGGTGACGAAGCGCACTTGTTCAAAGCAAAGTCGCTAACGTCTATCTTTGATAAATGTGTCAATACAAAGTTTCGCATCGGCACCACTGGGACGCTAGACGGAACGAAGACACACAAACTTATTCTTGAGGGTCTTTTTGGTAAAGTCAAGAAAGTAATTTCCACAAAGGAACTTATGGACCAAGGGTCCGTGGCCGATCTAGATATTCATTGTATCGTGCTAGACTATACCGATGAAGAAAAGAAAGTCATGAAGGATTACAATTACCAGCAAGAAATGGACTGGTTAGTTGCACACCCTAAACGAAACAATGTGATTAAAAATCTGGCTACGACTCAGAAGGGTAATACCCTAGTGTTGTTTCAATTCGTAGAAAAGCACGGCCAAGTTTTGTATGACTTAATCAATAATAAGGTTGGAGATACTCGCCAAGTTTTCTTTGTCCACGGTGGAACTGATACGCAACAGCGAGAAGCCATTAGAGATATTACGGAAAAAGAAAAAGACGCCATCATTATAGCGTCCTACGGCACGTTTTCAACGGGCATAAATATAAGAAATCTGCACAACGTCATCTTTGCATCACCTTCCAAATCGCGCATCCGAAATTTACAGTCGATTGGTAGAGGTCTTAGAAAAGGTACCGACAAAACAGCATGTAAACTGTTTGATATCGGTGATGACCTAACATGGAAAAGTAGAAAAAATTATACACTATCTCATATGATAGAACGAATTAAAATTTACAATGAAGAAAGTTTTAATTATAAACTAGTAAGGATTCAGTTATGAAGAACGTGACCGTTCTAAGACTAAAGAATGGAGATACCCTTATTGCCGGAGTTAGAACTACAGAAGAAGGAGAAATGCTCTGGCTAGACGACCCAATCGCAGTTATTCCTGTACCTGTTGTTCAGGGCGGAGTAAACGGTGAAACTTTTCTTTTGAAACCTTGGATAGGCATCGCCGAAGATAAAAGTTTTCTTTTGAGTGTAAGAGAGGTTCTCACCACCGGAACACTGAAGGACCACCTTCTTGAGCAATATAAAATGTATGTGGGTCACGACCCAATTGCTGCCGAGCCAGAAGAAGAATACGACGAACTCGAAATGCTTCAAGCAAGAATACTAAGAAGCAGAAACTTACTTAATTAGATTCATTCTTTAGGAGCTACACTCCTTTATACCACAAGAATCGCTACCTGTAAATACTTTTTTAAATAAAAACATTGCAATAACCAAATTTTTATTGTATAACAAACTATGTAATATGTGGAGGGCAAATGGCCAAGAATCGTAAAAATAATGTTCACTATGTGGACAACGCTTTATTTCTAGAAAGAATTACCGAGTATAGAGAAAGTGTTCTGGCTGCAAAAGCTGAGGGTAAAGAGAAGCCTCGCGTCCCTAATTATCTGGGCGAATGCTTTCTCAAAATTGCCAATCACTTGGCATATAAATCTAACTTCATCAACTATACATATCGTGAGGAGATGATCCTTGATGGAATTGAGAACTGCATTACTTACATCGATAACTTCGATCCTGCTAAGTCTAGGAATCCCTTTGCTTACTTCACACAGATTACCTATTATGCCTTCTTACGCCGTATTGCGAAAGAGAAGAAGCAGCAAGCGGCCAAATATAGATACATTCGAAATCTAGATGTTCATGACCTGATTACTCAGGACCATGATGGCGGTGATTATGGCAACGAGTTTATCGATTATCTAAAGAAGACGATTGACTTAGTGGACGATTTCGATAAGCCTGCCGAAGTCAGTAATATTCCTAAGCGCCGACCAAAATATCTGGACAAACAAAAAACTGTTGACTCTGGACTAGATTTAGAGTAAGATGAGAACATCTCTCTAATTGAAAGGCTTATTATGACTGATTTGAACAACCTTAAAATCTCTACCCCCGGCATCAAGTCGTTTGTTTCCGACAACTGGTTCTCGCTCCTCATGTTTGGTGCTGCGGGCACAGGTTTGATTTCTGTTCTTTCTAATGTAGCAGAACACCGCGAAGAAGTGCAGACAATTTCGGTACAGAACGCGGGCTGCATCTATCTCGAATCTTCCAAGTTAGGTGAAGGCCAGCACTATATGATTTGTAATGGTCAGATTACACTAAAGCGAGTTGCTGATGGTGAACAGACCGACCCCGAACAGGCTCTAGAAGAAGCCATTCCCACAGAAGCGGCTGCCGAAGCCAACAAGGCTGCACCGCCTACCAAGTAAGGTGAAATATGAGTAAGGAACTATTGGTCCCTGCTATCGTCCAGCAGATGGTCGATGCTATGGCTGACAAGACAACGCCGACTAATATTCGGCATAATTATATGGTTAGTGTAGAGAACATTCGTGACTTTTGCGATTTGGCTCTAACAAAATATGCTAAAGATAATGGAATGAAAAAGAAGTGAAAGTAACTGATCTTAATACCGTTCATGTAATGATTGACTTGGAAACTCTTTCGACAAGAGCCAATGCAACCATTCTATCTATTGGTGCTACTAAGTTCACTCTTGGTGAAGGTATTATCGATAAGTTCTATTGCAACATTGATGCTAAATCTTGTAAGGCTGCGGGTCTTCATGTTGACAAGTCTACCATTGAATGGTGGATGCAGCAAAGCGCCGCGGCAAGAGACGCACTTCTTATCGACCAACTACCTCTTGCGGATGCACTACAAAGTTTTACTGACTGGATTGGTAAAGATAAGGTAATGCCGTGGGGTAATGGCGCATCATTTGATATCACTATTTTGGAATCAGCTTATTACGCGGTCGGTCTTGTTTATCCTTGGCGCTACAGTAACATCATGTGTTATCGTACCGTTATGAATCTCATGGGGCTAAGCAATGCTAAGATTCGTGCCAATGAAAATGATACACATCACCATGCCCTTGATGATGCTATCAGCCAGACCAATACTCTACTTGGAATTTTGAAGTCATGAAGATTGCGTTGATTACTGACACTCACTTTGGTGCTAGGTCAGATTCCATTCCGTTTGATAACTTCTTTGCGAAGTTTTACACCGAAACATTCTTCCCTCATCTAGAGCGAGAAGGTATCAAGACAATCATTCATCTTGGTGATGTTTTTGATAGGCGCAAGTTTATAAATTATAATACGTTGAAGAAGTGCCGTGAGTATTTCTTTGACAAGACCAGGGACCATGGAATTGACGTTCATATGATTGCTGGCAATCACGATACTTTCTTCAAGAATACTAATGATGTGAACTCTCTGGACCTTCTTCTCAGAGAATATGAAAACGTTCTTACATATTCGGAAGCGGAAGAAATTATCGTTGATGGTAAAAATTTGTTGCTTGTTCCTTGGATTTGTTCGGGCAACTATGAACAAACTATGGAGATTGTAAATGCCTCAAGCGCACAAGCCGTATTCGGACACTTCGAATTCGCTGGTTTCGAGATGTATCGTGGCCACAAAAATGACCATGGGATGGATACGAAATCTTTCGATAAGTTCCCTCTTGTTTGTAGTGGGCATTTTCACCATCGTAGTCGTTCTGGCAATATTGTCTATCTTGGTAACACTTATGAGTTTACTTGGAATGATTATAATGATCCAAGAGGCTATCACATCTACGATACGGAAACTAACGAGGTCGAATTTTATGAAAACCCGTTTAGGATATTTCATAAAATATACTATGACGATACTAATAGTGACCCTGCTAATATCGACCTTCTACCAATGGCTGGTTCTTGCGTCCGCTTGGTGGTCGTAAAGAAAACGGACTTCTATAAGTTCGATAGATTTGTCGATAAGTTGTATGATCTAAATCTCATCGAACTAAAAATCATCGAAGACTTTTCCGAGTTTGAAGCAGAAGCAATGGACGATGAAGAAATGAGTGTAGAAGATACTATGACTGTTCTTTCTGACTTCGTTGATACTATTCAAACCGACTTAGAAAAAAATCGAATTAAAAATATTCTCCAAGAACTTTATGTCGAGGCACAGAACGTTACTGTATGATTATTTTCAACGCAATTCGTTGGAAGAACTTTCTTTCAACTGGCAACCAGTTCACCGAAATCAAGCTAGACCGCTCACCTAACACTCTGATTGTTGGTGAGAATGGTGGTGGTAAGTCAACGATGCTTGACGCATTGTGCTTTAGCCTTTTCGGTAAGCCATTTCGTAACATCAACAAGCCTCAGTTGGTAAACTCAATCAATAAGAAGCAACTTCTGGTTGAGGTGGAATTTCAATCTGGACGCAAGTCGTATAAGATTGTTCGTGGCATAAAGCCAAATCTTTTTGAAATCTATGTAGACGGTGACCTGATTAACCAAGACGCAGCCGCTCGTGACTATCAGAAGTATCTTGAGGAATCCATTCTCAAGTTGAACTACAAGTCATTTACACAAATTGTTATTCTTGGGTCTGCCTCGTTCACGCCATTTATGCAGTTGCCGTCTGGTACCCGCCGTGAAATTATCGAAGACCTACTTGACATTCAAATCTTTACCACAATGAACGTGGTCCTAAAAGACAAGATGAATGAATTGAAGGACAGATTACAAGACGCCGACGGTAAGTTGGAAGTTCTAAAGCAGAAGGCTTCGATTCAGAAGGAGTATGTTGATACTCTGGAAGCAAATAAGGAAAAGAGGGTCGATGAAATTATCTTTCGAATTGACGAAGGTGAATTATCCATCGCAAGTTTCCAAAATCTTGTTACTACACTCGAAGGTAAAAAGATTACGCAAGAAGAAGCCCGCGCTACCCTTGGCGACCTTGCAGCCAAACAAAAGAAACTCGATCAATTCAAGACAAAGTTTTCCACCCAACTCCGCGACCTCCAGAAGGAAGTGGCATTCTACAATGAGACAGACGAATGTCCGACATGCCAGCAGGGTATTGCTCACGACCATAAAGAAACCATCGTATCATCTCGGCAGGAGAAAATCGAAGAACTTTCTTCTGGTATGGCGAAACTCCAGGAAGAGTTTACAAAACTAGAAGAACTTATCGCTCAGGATAATGCTCTGGTTGAAAAGATACAAGAATTGAACAAGGAAATTCTCGCTAATAACAATGAGATTATTATCGTGCAACGTCTTGTTCAAGCACTTAATCTGGAATTAAATGATATTCAAACTAAGACTGCCGACATTGATGTTGAAAAGACCAAGTTAAAATCTTATGCTAAGGAAGTTCTTACACAGAACGAAGAAAAGGCCAAGTTGAATGAAGAAAAGCATTACATGGATGCTGTCTCCACTCTCCTCAAGGACACTGGTATTAAGACTAAGATTATTCGGCAGTATCTTCCAGTTATCAATAAACTGGTGAATAAATACCTACAGTCCATGGACTTCTTTGTGCAGTTTAATCTGGACGAAAAGTTTGACGAGACTATCAAGTCTCGTCATCGCGATGATTTCAGTTATGCATCATTCTCGGAAGGCGAAAAGCAGCGCATCGACCTGGCTCTTCTGTTTACCTGGCGCACAATCGCTAAGATGAAGAACAGCGTGGCTACCAATCTTCTAATCTTGGATGAGGTATTTGATAGTTCGCTTGACAACAACGGTACCGATTATGTTATGTCTCTACTTGATACTCTAGGTGAAGAAACTAACGTATTTGTTATCAGCCACAAGGGCGACCAATTGTTTGATAAGTTCCGCAGTCTGATTAAGTTCGAAAAGAAAAACAACTACAGCGAACTGGTTGTATGATTTTTAATCAAACCAAAAAGATTTTATTTTTTCATATTCCTAAAACTTCCGGCTCTTCAATACGAAAACTATTCACCGATGGTAAAGATTTAAGAATTGATTATAATATAAAAGACGGTCATCCTTATCATGTAAAACAAAAACACGTTAGAAATTACCTTTCGCAGTTTGACATGACGGGATATAATGAGTTTACTATTGTCAGAGAACCTCTAGACCGACTTATAAGCATGTATAATCATGGTAGAATAGAACTATTTGGAGATTTCTATAAGTTTGCTATTCATGTTTCAGTTTGTTATAATAATCCAGATACTAATCACTTTTATCATAGTCAATTAGATTGGATTAAAGAACCAATAACAGACAGTATAAATGTTCATAAGTTTGAGGAGACAGTAGAAAATCTTTCCGTTCACGAAAGTAAAAACGAAAAGAAGTTCACTATCGAACAACTTACTGATAAAGAATATGAATTCTGTATGAATTTTTTGGCAGAAGAATATGAACTACTTGGATATAGTCGAAAGAAATAATTATGGAACTACTAAAATTTACTGACCCACAACTTCGAGTTGAACCCACTCAATTTGATTTTGATAAAGAAGATGCTAAACAATTATCTGACAAACTATGGCTTAAATGTAGAGAACTACATGGTCTGGGGCTATCAGCTAATCAGGTAGGAATTGATGCTAAAGTTTTTGTTATGGGGTCAGATGATGCTACCCGGAAAAATGTATTCAACCCTAGAATTGTTGCAATGTCAAAAGAAACCACATTGGCTAAAGAGGGCTGTCTAAGTTATCCTGGTCTGTGGTTAACGGTTAGTAGACCTTCTTCGATTACTATTTCATACCAGAATGTTGATGGTGAATATATAGTAGAAGAACTTAATGGTCTACCCGCCAGGATCTTTCAACATGAATATGACCATATGATTGGCGTAAATTTTTCTGATCATGTATCCAAATTGAAATTGGATATGGCACTAAAATCTCTAGAAAAACGAGCAAAAAGGTACGTTAGAAAATATGTCCAACACAACGTATGATTTCGGATTTACATTCGAAGACCCAACCGAAACTGTAATTCATGTCCAAGAGCCGTATAGTTCTCAATCGATAGATACTGACGACCTAAAAGATGAGATTATGGCCAAGCTCTATGACCTTGAAGCCAGACTTCTCACTGTAGACCAGTCAACTCTTATCACGGAGCATAAGAGACTTGTGGAAATGGAAGTTGCAGAAAAATTGAAGCAGGTAGAAGATTTAATTTTACCTTTATTATATAACCTGATGAAAAATCCTGAAAAGGAATACATCCACTGGCCGAATAGGACACCCATAATTGATAACCAAATTGAAAAGATCACCGCAATCACACGATTCTATGAACGAGTTTGAAAGTCCTTCGAAAGCTAGATTCTTTGCGCAGCCAGTAGCTACCGCAGTAAATCTATATCTTTGCGGCGAAATCAAAGCCGCAGAAGAATATGTAGAGTGGTTTCAGTTGTTCCGTGCTGCGGGTGAAAATGATATCATTTACATTCGTATCAACAGTGAGGGTGGCGACTTGTTTGCCGCTCTACAGATAGTAAGAGCAATTCAAGAATCGAATGCTACTATTGTCTGTTCGGTAGAAGGCATTTGTATGTCGGCTGCAACTCTTATCTTCCTTAGTGCGGACCGCTTCGAACTCTCTGACCACACTATGTTCATGTTCCACAACTATTCGAGTGGTACCATTGGCAAAGGTGGTGAAATGTATGACCAAATCACCCACTTCCGGTCATGGTCTGAGAAACTATTCACTTCATTCTATAAGGACTTCCTGACGCCAGAAGAAATCAAATCGATGCTTGACAACAAGGATATCTGGCTTGACGCGGAAGAAGTTGCGAAGCGTTTGAAGAACCGCATCGAAGCAGACGCGGGAGAAGCTCCTAAGCCTAAAAAGACAAGGAAGAAAGCCGTTCCTGCATAAATACTACTTGACATTCATTCACGAATCGAGTAGTATATAAACATGATTGGTTTTAAACAGTTTCTAAGTGAGTCGCAAGACGGTGCCGGGTTAACTATCTGGGACATTGACGAAACTTTATTTAAGACCACCGCCCGCGTCCACATCATCAAAGATGGTAAGATTATCAAGACGCTAGGCAACAAACAATATAATACATATCATTTACAGCCGGGTGAGTCCTTCGACTTTAGAGAGTTTAGGGACGCCCGGCATTTTCAATCTACCAGCGAACCCATCGCAAAAGCGATTCGCAAACTGATAGCAATGCATAAGAATATCAAGGCCAAAGGTAGCAAGATGGTTGTCATTACAGCCCGCTCCGACTTTGATGACCGTGATATTTTTCTAGACACATTCCGTAAGCAAGGCATTGATATCGATGATATCCATGTCCATCGTGCTGGCAATCTTGGTGCCATGCCCTCTGCGGCTGCTAAGAAAATCTACATCAAACAATACCTTGACACTGGTAAATATACTCGCGCCCGTCTCTTTGATGACGCGGTGTCCAATCTCCAGATGTTCAAGGACTTGGCTCATGAATATCCAAACGTGAAGTTTGAGCCTTTCCTGGCTCACGAAGATGGTTCAATGACTCGTTTTTAACTTGACATTACCATCGATTCGTCTATACTAATAATAGAAGGAGAATGATTATGATTAAGTCTATTGTTTCTAGTTTGATTGCTGTTAGTGTTCTTGCTACGCCTGTAGCCGCCGAGGCTCGTGGTCGGGACCATCAGCGCACCGAACATCGCCAGCGCGGTTTGAATACCGGCGAAGCGATTGCTCTAGGTGTCGGTGCTTTTATTCTTGGTGCTGCTATTAAAAGTGATAGGAACCGAGAGCGCGAAGTCGAACGTGAAGTTTATGACCGCGAGTATGACTACCATATCCGCCGCCGCGAATACACTCGCACTTGCTATGAGTATCGGTCACCCGTTTATGACCGTTATGGTCGTTTTGTTTATAATGAAATTTACACCCGCTGCAATTAAACGAATCACTTGACATTTGGTCGCGAATCGACTATAGTAAATAATGTGATTGATTGATTGAAGAGGTGTTGTTATGTCCCAGTTTGCTGAAAAGTCGATTCTCGCCAAGTTGTTGGCGACCGAAAACGTTCACGTTGAACACCAGAAGGTAAGCACCGCTTACTTCAATCTTGAAAGCCGCACGGTCGTGTTGCCGATTTTCAAAGAAATGTCGGCTGACCTTTACGACCTGCTGATCGGCCACGAAGTCGGTCACGCTCTCGAAACACCCGCACAGGGCTGGCACTCCAGCATTTCTGAAAAAGGTCAGGGCTTCAAGTCTTTCCTTAATATCATTGAAGACGCCCGTATTGAGCGCAAGATGAAGACCCGTTATCCTGGTCTTCGTCGGTCGTTCTACAATGGCTACAAGGAGTTGTTCGAACAGAACTTCTTCGGTGTAGAAGGTATGGACGTTAACAAGTTGAAGTTTATCGACCGCATCAACCTCAACGCTAAGGTTGGTTCGTTCCTCAACATCAAGTTCTCGCCTGAGGAACAGGTAATCGTTGATCGCCTCGACACCCTCGAAACGTGGGATGATGTGGTCGCTCTCGCTACCGAACTCTACGACCGTGCCGACCAATCGACCGAAGAATATGACTTCGAACAGTTCCTCAACCAGTTCCAGATGGACGGTGATGACGACGGCGAGTTTGATCCTACGGCTGAATATATCGAAGTTCCTTCTGATGGTCAAGCTAATACTGATAAGCCTGAACGTCAAGCGCCTCCTTCTAAGGGTCAGAAGTCCGAAGATAAGAAGGAAGATGAATCGAAGTCTTCCTCGTCGGACAGCACCGATGAGAAGACCGATGAAAAGAGCGATGACTCGACCGAAGATAGCAATTCTGACGGTGAAAAGCAAGAGAAAATTGAACCAACTTCGTTCACCGACGAAAACTTCCGTGAGAACGAGGACAGCCTCGTGGATCAAAGCGCCCGTGAGACGTTTTATGCCAAGCTCCCTGTTCTGAACCCTGCTGATTATGTTATCGGCATCAACACCGTCGAGAAGATGATGACCTTCTCTGTCGGTGGCACTGCTAGCCGCACTGGCAAGACTGCCGACCAGGTCAAGATGGAACTCTACAAAGAGTTTCTGGCTAAGAACGGCAAGTATCTGTCTGCCATGGCACAAGATTTCGAACGTAAGAAGAAAGCCCAGTCGCTTATGCGCGCCCAGACTTCTAAGACTGGTCGCATCAACATGGACAAGGTATGGGCTTACAAGATTACCGAAGACCTGTTCCTTCAGAACACGGTTGTTCCAAATGGTCAGAACCATGGTATGCTTCTGTACCTCGATATGTCGGGTAGTATGAACTCAAACATGGCTGGTACCATGGAGCAGCTGGTTCTTCTGGCTTCGTTCTGCCAGAAAGTCCGTATCCCATTCGAAGTTTATGGTTTCATTTCTTCCAATGGTGTTCCTCATGATTATTACAACTCGGTTCGTGGGCGTAATAATTACTCAGATGACAAGAACCTGGTCATCGCAGACGGTAGTTTCCGTCTGCTCCAGCTTGTGGCTACTGGCGTTTCTGGTGGTAAGTTCAAGACCCAGATGGCAAACCTTCTGGCCCTTGGCAAGTCTTATGACCGTAATTTCTATGACCTCTATCTAGATGGCGATGCTGCTAACGCTTTCAGTCTTGGTAGCACTCCGCTAGAAGAAGCCATTCTGATCGGTCGCTATATCGCTGAAGGCTTCAAGACTCGTAACCGCATTGAAGTTCTCTCATCGGTGTTCCTGACTGACGGTGAAGGTGATTGCAACTTCGAAACTGCTGGTAGCAATGATGCCTATCGTAAGAACCTTGCGATTGTTGATACCAAGACTCGTCGCACCTTTACGCAGCCCTATGACGGCAGTGGTAGCTATCGTAGCAAGTCTTATTGCAAGGCTCTTCTTGACTTGTACCGTGAAACTACTGGTTCGCGAGTGATTAATTTTTACCTGATTAATCCATATGAATTCAAGTATTTTCTTAATCGTTCGCTTGTCTTTGGTGCAGATGCAGAAGTTGCTCGTAAGACTTTTCGTAAGGAAAGTGCCGCACTTCTAAAGAATATCAATGGCTTTGATGACCTGTTTGTGATTAAGGCTGGCCGCGACCTTCAAGTTACCGAAGATACTCTCACGGTAGACTCGACCGACAAGAAGGAACTGACCAAGGCTTTCAAGGCGTTTCAAGATAAGAAAGCAATTGGTCGTGTGATTCTTACAAAAATGGTTGAGGCTGTGGCGTAAGAATCACTTGACATTTACCCGCGAATCGCTTATAGTAGTATTTGTTGATTGATGATGTTTGTTTATGAAAAAGGTGATTTTATTATGATTAATACCCGTGAAGCCATGCTGGCTGCTCTTCGTGCCGCTGATACTAATAGTGGCGTTTTCCGTAAGCGCGATGTGATCGCTGTGTCAAATGCTCTCGGCTTCAAGAGCCGTGCTGCCGACAAAATCATGGAAGAAGGCCTTAAGGTCTCCCGTGGCGTTTATGACCTCTCGCCTCTGATGGCGGGCATCTCGCCTGTCGCCGCTCCAGTAACTCAGCCAGTTGCTGAGATTATCACGAAGCCCACTGCAAAGATTGTTACCCAGGCTAAGATGGAAGTCACTGTCGATAATCTGGTTCCTCGTCTTGACCCGACTTTCGTTCCGTTCGGTTTCTACCGCGACCTTATCAAGGTTCTCAAGGCGGAAGCCTTCTATCCCACGTTCATCTCTGGTCTGTCTGGTAACGGTAAGACCACGATGGTCGAACAGGCTTGCGCTAAGTTGAAGCGTGAATGCCTCCGTGTCAACATCTCGGTCGAAACGGACGAGGATGACCTGATTGGTGGCAATACCCTTGTCGATGGCAACGTGGTGTACCGCGAAGGCCCTGTTCTCACTGCCATGAAGCGTGGTGCAATTCTTATTCTTGATGAAATCGACCGCGGTTCGAACAAGATGATGTGCCTTCAGGCAATTCTCGAAGGTAAGCCTTACTTCAATAAGAAGACTGGTGAGACAATCTTCCCTGCTAAGGGCTTCAACGTGATTGCCACGGCTAACACTAAGGGTCGTGGTTCCGACGATGGTAAATTCATCTCGGCCCAGATTCTTGATGACGCCTTCCTTGAGCGTTTCGCCATCACGGTTGAACAAGAATATCCTTCTGCAAAGATTGAAAAGCAGATTGTCATGAACAAGATGGAAAAGGTTGCTGCGGTTGATGAAGAATTCGCCGACAACCTGGTGACTTGGGCTGAAATCATCCGTAAGACTTTCTACGATGGTGGTATTGACGACCTGATTTCTACTCGCCGTCTTGAACATATTGTCAACGCCTTTGCCATGTTCAAGTCGCGCCAGAAGGCAGTCGAACTCTGCGTTAACCGCTTTGATGCTGATACAAAGTCGGCATTCCTCGACCTCTACACCAAGGTCGATGCTAAGGTAGACACTGGTCCTACCGATAACGTCAATGAAGACGCATTTTTTGAAGAAACCCCTTTCTAAGGAGAACCTATGACAATTGATTATAAGTATAACGAGGGTGACCTGCTTCGGCAGGTCACCGAGTATGTCAACGCCACTTATGGCCAGCACTACTCGCAGAACAAGTACCAAGCCACCGAGTTTATCATTGATGGTGGACATGGTGTAGGCTTCACGATTGGAAACATCATGAAGTATGCCCAGCGTTACAGTCATAAGGGAACACCCGAAGAATGGCGTAAAGACCTCATGAAGGTTGTTCACTATGCCATCATTGCTCTTTATGTTCATGACAAGACCTATGGACCTAAAGAGATTAATCTAACAGACCTTCTCAAGGAAGTCAAGATTCCTACCACGGACTTTTCTGAATTGAATCCAGCTAGATTGAAGACTTCCCTTTCTACTGTAGACACTATTAATATTCGTCCAGAAGATACAATTGTTCCTAATTGGCACGATTACAATATGGGTACCACTTCTCTCTTGACTTCCGATGAAAGTTCTAGTATAACAATTACTGGTACTAAGACCAAAAAGAAAAAAGGTTAATATATTATGAAAATTTCCAACGAAACACTTTCCCTTCTCAAGAACTACGCTGGCATCAATACAAATATTCTGTTTCGGCAGGGTAATGTTATTGGTACTGTAAGTCCTGGGAAGAACATCTTTTCACGCGCCACGGTCACCGAAACCTTTCCGCGTGAAATTGCCGTCTATGACCTGAACAGCCTTCTGGCACTTCTGACCCTCATGGAAGATCAGGACGTAGATTTTGGCGAGAACAGCATCAAGGTTAGTAAGGATGGGTCGAAGTTCGAATACTTCTATTCTGATCCTGGCACCGTGACCGCTGCTCCCGACAAGAACCTTGAGATTGAACCTGTGTGGTCGTTCGATCTTTCGTCGGATGAAATCAGTATGATTCTCCGCGCCGCATCAATCACCTCGGCACCAATCATCAGCATTGTATCGGATGGCGCCCAGGTTCAACTCAAGGTTGGCGACCCCACCAATTCATCGGCAAACTCATACACTAAGACTATCAGCACCGATGCTGCTCCTGTGTTTGATTGCCGAGTGAAGACCGAGAACCTCAAGGTCCTGTCTGATAACTACACTGTCACGCTTGGTAAGAAGCGCGCCATGGAGTTTAAGAGCAAGGGTCGTGAACTCGTTTATTATATTGCCATGGACCCTGCGTCCTCTATCTAAGGTGATATAATATGATTGTGACCTATCTGCCATGGCTAATGTCTTGTCTGACAATTTGGATGACACTACTTGCTGGAAACAACCATCCAGGTGCCTGGGCAGTAGGTCTAGTCAATCAAGTGTTCTGGGTGACATGGATTATTGCTAGTCAAACTTGGGGATTAATTCCTATGAGTATTGCACTAGGTATTGTTTATGCCCGTAATCACTTCAAGTGGAATCCCACAGAAGATATTAAATAAAATTTAAGGAGATATAATATGACAAAGCTAGAATTCACTCTTAACGCCCGTGTTCCCTATGATGCCGAAGAAGATGCTCGGTCGGTAGACATTTCGTTTACTACTGCCGATGCCGCAGAAGTTATTCGCCAGTTCAATAAGTTTCTTATTCTTAATGATCTAGATATTCAGGTTACGGTAGCATAATGGTAGAAACAGTTTCCTATTTGTCAAAGTGGGACACTGAGCCACAGGAAGTAAAACTTCCTGGGGTAGTCCCTGCCGAAGTCTTTAAGACTCGCGTCCGTGACAATTCGATTGAAGGTCCAAATCCTTTCCGTTGGGAAGATAAGACCACTTATGATTACTTCTCTGGTAAGCGGGTGGTTCTCTTCTCTCTTCCGGGTGCTTTCACTCCAACTTGTTCGACCTACCAGTTGCCAGGTTTTGAAAGCAACTTTGCGGAATTTAAGGCACTAGGTATCAAAGACATTTATTGTGTGTCCGTGAATGATGCCTTTGTTATGAATTGCTGGGCCAAGGATCAGAAGATCAAGAAGGTCAAGATGATTCCTGATGGTTCGGCTAAGTTTACTCGCCAGATGGGAATGTTGGTAGAGAAAGACAATCTTGGTTTTGGTTTTCGCTCTTGGCGCTATGCCTGTGTTGTCAATAACGGCCTTATTGAGAAGTGGTTTGTTGAACCTGGTATGGAAGATAACATCGATTCAGATCCTTATGGTGTAACTTCGCCTGAAAACATTCTTGACTGGTTGCGTAACAACTGATATAGTGAATGCTGGTCACTAAGCCAGAGTCCGTGGATGCACTAACATCGCGACGGACATTTTTATTTTATTATGG